GGTTCCCCTCTATTACCACACTACCAACTCCAGTGTTAGGGGTAACATGTTGTTCTTCGTCCCTTTCTGTTTGGACGCTGCTAAACTTCAACCCACTGGCACCCTCAACTTCTCTCGCCTCGATTCTGCGAGAATCCAATCGACCGCCCAAGATTTCGACGAGGACATATATGCAGTAAACTACAACGTGCTCCGCATCGAAAATGGCATGGGTGGCCTATTATATTCTAACTAAATAGTAAGTAACAATGTTTTGGAAGATCGTCTTTCTCCTATCCATCGTTTTTGTATTGACGTATGACCCGAAGTCCAGGACACTCGAAAAATTTGTCGGTCAGCCCACCCAGCCGACAGAGAAGTCTTGTCAACCTACGCATTACCAAGCCGTTCAATTCGCAACTAGCCCATATCAGTGCCCTAATGAGAGTACAACCTCTATGGGCGTAATAACTTAAAAACAAAATTCGTACATACAGTATAATGATTCCTATCGATCGTGAGACTATGACTATAATTGCTACAATTGTTTGTATCGCAGGTGTGATATTCCTTTTTAAGGAGCTAAACAAGGCTAAACAGGATGTCGACGAGTTGAAAGTTTTTTCAGCCCACATGGCCCGCCGTCTTCCTCAGCCCAAGCGTAGTGTTGTTGACACACCAAAACTAGACGAAATTGAGGAAGAACCAGTAGAGGAAAAATCGGAGGAATAAACATATCATCTTATTATAACTTGCGAATGCGCAATGAAGAAGTATAAAGCTATTGCAATACCAGTTAGTTTTCACGGTGATCAACCAAAATTTCTCACCGTGAGGGATTGGAGATTCAAGGATTGGATTTTTGTTACTGGTGGGTGTAGACGTAGGGAAATAACAAATCCAATTCGTTGTGCTCTACGAGAATTAGAAGAAGAGACACGTGGTGTGGTTTCTTTAAAAAACGTAGAGTACACCGACTTCAAATTTACAGTTAAAGAAAGTCCGACAGTTGACCTCGAATATAACGTGTTTGTGTTTTTTGTAGACTATAATCGCACAGAACAGAACACCCAAATTAAAAAATTTTACGATGAAAAGGCAAAGATGAATCTAAAGAAGATTAACAATCAGCCCATAAGAAAAACATACGATGAAAACGATTATATGAGTTATGACACGTTACCAGAGTTTAACTCACGTAAGCGTTGGAAGTTAATAATAGACAATGTCATTAAAAATCCAGAATTTTACGCTTGTGTTCAATCCCAGGATAGAAAAAAGTTTTCTATTAAATAATGAAGTCCAAGGCTTTTATTTTGAGACAAATATCTGAACTTCTTGAAAAGAATAGGGGATTGTGTGATGTAGAAATCCAGGAGTGGATTAAGGAAAATGAAAATATGACAGTTTACGAATTGCTGACCTTTAAGAAGGAATTGTCAAAAACAAAAGAATTTCAAGACGTCTCTTTCATGAGATGGTTTAGAGATGAGAGTAGTTAAGTAAGTATGTTCAAAAGCTGGTGCAATCAAAACGGCTTTTTGAAAAAGGTCCCCAATCCATCACATGTGCTCCTAGACGGCGGTTGCCTGTCTGTGCCATTTGATAGATTGAATGAATTCTACGAAAAGTACATCGATGCTGTCAAGGTAGGTGAAAAGGTATTCGTCGTGGAACAGAAGACACCTACCTACAATTTCTTCGTCGACATAGATTACAAGGGTGAGGATAGTTTGGGAATCGACATGATCAGAGATATTTGTGAAGTGATATGTAAATGTGTCAAGAAATTTGAGGGGAAGGAATGTATAATTTCTGTCGCGAAACCCAAAAAATCTGGTAACAAAATTAAAACTGGTGTCCACCTAAACTGGCCTGATTTCGTGGTGAATCAAGATATCGCCGTGTATTTGAGGGAGTATATACTTTCAGATTTATTCAGTTATGATAGAAACACTGAGTGGGATACAATCATAGACTCATCGGTGTATGGAAACCCTGACAGGAAAACGAAGGGAAGTGGATTTCGTATGCCGTGGTCCCACAAAATGAACAAAGGTGTGGTGGAAGGTATATATTTACCACTATTCAAATACACTTGGCCCCTCTCATCTCTGATGAGAATTAACCCAGAACCAGAACCAGACCTCCTAAAATCAACCGCGGTTAGGACCGAAAAACCTGTCACTCTCTCAATCGACTTGTCGACAAAACGAAAAGAGGGTTCATTTTCAAACGAACAGATGAAGGATGAAATTTGTGACAGCACTCTCAGAAATTCACTCGAAACGTTTATTCGTAAAAATTTGAATGGTCAGGGGGAATCCTACGTGACAAAGATATACAAGTCCAAAAATACATTCTTGGTTTCGAGCACATCCAAATATTGTGAAAATACACAGAGAAAACACAATTCGAATCACGTTTGGTTTTTAATCAGTGGTAAACAGATTCTACAGAAGTGTTTTTGTGTGTGCCCCACACTCGAGGGGCGTGTAGATGGCTTCTGTAAAGATTTCTGTGGACGAAGACACGAACTTCCCAGTCAAATTGTAGACATTCTATACCCTGACAAGGAGGAGATTAAGAAGTGTAAGGAAATTACACAGTTTGTCGATAAACCCTTACCAAATGTCAGGGCACAACTCGAATTTTTCTTGAACAAGTGGATGAAGGTTGACGACAATACGAAAATTATAAACATGAAACGTCAGAAGGGTGGCTTAGTACTCACAACTACTTCGAGGTTTTGTGAAACGAATGAATCGTGCCACGAAAGCCTCATGACATACACCATAAAAAAGAATGAAATCAAGCAAGTCTGTCCTACATGTAAGAAATGTACATCCAGGGCCCACAAATTGACCCCTAATATTATAAACGTACTTAAACAGTAATCGACTATATATGTTAATGTCTACACGATCGGGTAGAGTAGTTAAAAAACCCGCTATATTTATTCCAACCGAGACGGCTCTCGACGATGATTATTGTTCTGATGAATATGATACTGATGTCGGTTCTGATATAGAATCTGACGAAGAATGTCTATCAGACGAGAGTGAATCTGACGACGAAGACGATGCCGACGAAAACGGTAACTTACAGGATTTTGTTGTAGATGACGAAGAGGAGAGTGAGTCAGAAGACACTTAAAAAAAAGAGAAAGTATATTAGTAATGGAAAGTGACATTGGTAATCCAATCGAATACAATCCCGCCGTAGACCCTCTCGTTCAGGAAGAGGATGAAAAACATAGTCAGGAAATACCCAATGAGCAACCGTATTATTTTCAACCCCCGGAAGTGAACTATGGATATCCAGAATCACGCGATCCTTTCAAAAATATAGAAAAGTCTACGTGGATCATCGCATTTGCAGTATTTCTTTTAGGATTTTTCATGGGAAAGACCATGCAACCTGTAATTCTAAGATACACTTAAACTTTCTTTCAACTCCTCCATTGCAAGCTCTCGTGTGATCAAACGTTTTGGTACGTTGGCGTCATATTCTGTATCTTCCAAGTGGGGATACCCACTCAACCAATTATCATCTGGGATAGTAGAAAATGGCACAAACGTGCCAGTGTCCCCTGGTTTCATAACGTCACCATACGATTCTAGTCCAGTATCTTCAACATATTCAACTGTCGAAGATACTTCCTCCTCCTTTTTCTTTTCCCTTTTTAAATTGTATGGTGATTTAAAAAACAAAATAAAGAATGCTCCGACCAATAGTATGGTCATTAAAATACCGAACATTGTTTGTTATATACATATATTATTTATTTATTCTTCTACGACTTTTTCTAAATTATCATCTTGCTCACGTTGTTTGCGTCGTTCCTCGAGCTCGATGGCTACAATACTATCCGCCTCTTTGACAAGTTCTTCCATCGGTGTGTCTGGCTTCTCCTTCTGAAGTCGTTCCAAGACCTCCGCGGGGTGAGAAACTGGGGATTCATCAGGTTTGGTGTAAAACTTGGAGTTATCATCACCAGGGGTGAAATTATTAGTTCCAGCCATCATCCCATCCTTCCTCTCTTGGAACATACGAGCTGCCTGACTCTGGTTCTCCTTGTATCCAACCATGATCTCCTCGAGTTTCTCGTTGGTGTAATGAACATCATCGATAGCACTTGGGTCAGGGGGGATAAGTAGCCACTTGTACATTTCTACTACGTAGATGTCGAATGTGGGATCCTCCTTCTGAAGACGTTTGGCGTGATTACCCGCCTCGTCACGGTTAGCGAACGCACCCCTAATTTTGATACCAAATTTATCATTCTTTTGGGGGGATTCAGGTCCAACGACTGAGAGGCACGCGAACAGTTGTCCAGGGACAGTGGTGTAGTCTTGGGTGAGAGACATTATACTTTATACAGTATTCAAAACTTTAAGTTAATTATTAATTCGTTACTACCTTAAAGTTTTTAGTCTACGTATACTCATGGAAGAGATTCGTAAGAATCATAACGAAGCCAAACGTTTATTGATACAGTCAGTCACTGAACCTGGTAACAGTATATTGGACGTTGGGTGTGGTTTTGGTGGAGATCTTCAAAAGTGGCACAAATGCGGGGCAAACATAAACATGTGTGACCCGGAACCGACTGCTCTCGTAGAGGCTAGGTCACGGGCGAAAAACATGCACATGAGGGTGAACTTTTACGAGGGTGATATTCACAATTGTCCAAATAGGAAACATGACGTCGTGTCTTACAATTTTTCATTACATTATATCTTCGGGACGAGGGACTTGTTTTTTAGTTCACTACGTGAAATAAAAAAAAGGATGAAACCAGATGGAAAACTAATAGGTATTATTCCAGATTCTGAAAAGATTATAATTAGGACACCATTCATGGATGATGAGGGTAATTTCTTCAAACTTAAGGATCATGGGAACGGGGGATTTGGGGAGAAGTTGTTTGTGAATCTGACTGATACACCATTTTACGCGGATGGTCCAAAATCAGAACCAGTCGCGTACAAGGACTTACTTATAACACACTTGGAAGAGCTTGGATTTAAATTGCTCTCTTGGGAACCTCTACAGGGGAATCCCATCTCAGAGTTGTATAGCAAATTTATCTTTGTATATAAGAGATGATTGTACTGCTCATAGTTGCAATCTATTTATTTTTTAGAACTAATCCACCCGAGAAACTCAAAGAAGTGAATGAGAAATACAAATCTCTCAGAGAACACCTGAGAGAAACTAAGAATGAAAAGTTTCACATACTAACCCAACACACCCCCTTAACTGGTAAATTGTGGATGAAGGGTTCGGTGGGGACAAACACTAACAAGGGTGGTGAAATAGTTTTATGTTTAGATGGTAAACCCAATGAAATATTCCACGTCCTCATCCACGAACTCGCACATTGCACTTTAAAAGAGTATTCACACTCACCAGAATTCTGGAAAAATTACGAAGAGTTGAGAGACATATGTATCAACTTGGGAATTTACGAGAGAGTCACAGAGAAAACTGAATTCTGTGGTCAACATATCCAGGACAAATAATCTCAGTCTAGTTTAATGAAGACACCACCCAGCGTCGTAGCAAAAGCTGTAGCCTACTGGGCAGCCCTCTATGCTGTGTTAATTGTTCCTCAATTTTCAAAGAATTATATCGTCAATCTTTTGTGGATGACTCTAATCGCGCCGAACGCGATGCGATTCGCTATCGGTAAAATCCCACAACTCGCAGTAGATCGTGGGTTTTTCTTGGTTTCTACTCTCGTCGCGTTTATTCTCACGTATCTGATCAATCGGATATCTCCTGATACGCGGGAGGCGATGAAAAATAGCAAGGCATCAAATAGTAAGAAACTGAAATTGTTTTTCTTATTATTAGGCACATTTGCTATTGGAGCATTGGTTGCATATTTCGGAATGGATAAATCTGTTTACAGTAACATGGGTTGGGAATCCAACTCTAATTTTTAACAACGTAATCTTTGACCATGAAGAAAACTACAGCCGCTACAGCACCTGTAGAGGCGAGACCTACCAAACTTCTACCCCCTTGTTCGTTAAGGAACTTGGGGATAGAGGTCGCGAGGCGATCCTGAATGGGTTTACTTACTGAAACAGCGGCACAAACACCCGCGACGAGTGCGGTGAGTTGATCATCAGTGAGGTTGAAAGGATTTTTACTGGCTGGCTTCTCGGCCTGAACCTGATACGCACCCTGGGGATTGGGGGCGGTCATATGTGGCATTGCACCCTGCATTCTTGGTTCCTCATTCATCACTGGGGGGTCCATCATGATATCATTAATTGATGTAGAATCCATCGTCTCTTTATGTTCACTTACATTTTTTTCGTGTTGAATATACGCTTCGTTATGCTTGAAAGTAGTTGTTGGGTTGTTGTTTAGGGGCACCATACCATCCCCATCGTCCGCGAGATTCATGGTCCTAACGTTTTCGTGAGCCATTTAATATACCCTTAGGTTTTTGAAAAAAAAATAAAGACGCATTATTTAGTTTTCGTGATTTTGAGATTAGTCTTACGTGTCGCCTTCTTGGCATCCTCTTCTCGTATATCTCCGTGCTTGGGGTTGTACATTTTCTTGTGAAGTTTCCATAAGTCCGAGCTACCCACCCTAAAATTCTTCCTGAGTGTAGCTTTATACCAAAATACACAATCCTGTATTTTGTTACTTTTTACAGTATTGTCCAATACGAGGCACTCGTAATTCTCTGTGCAAGCGTCCATCACTTTGCAGAACATGTCGAAGGATGGGAAGATCCCAAAAAAAGATTTATACAACTTCTCACGATTTTGAATGATGTTCTCACGGAGAATAAAAACATAATCGACGTTCGCCCGAAGCGCTGGTGGTAAATCCATCACATACTGCATAGTTAACATGAAAAATATCTTCCAGTGTCGTCCGTTCATGAAACACTGACGAATACACGTGTCTTTGAGGAATTTTGAATCATACATACAATCATCGAGTAACATGAAGGCACCACAGTTCTTCGTGCCAGCACCGACAAGTTTACGTTGTCTAGCCATGACTCTCTCTATAGCGTCTCGGTCATAATCACCGTACACAAACAAGTCAGGAATGAACTCAGAATAGAAGTGGTTACCCTCTTCTGTCCCTGAAAGAACTATACCAGCTGGGAGGTGTTTCTTGTGATACATGATATCCTTAACCAATGTCGACTTACCAGTGTTACGCTTTCCTATGAAAACACAAACCCTATCATCTGTAATCGATTCAGGTTTAAACTTCCTAAGTTGGAGGTTCATTCTAGTATAATTCTGGTTTTTATTAACACCCTTTTTACTCATCCTGAGAAACGTTATATTATAGATAAAACAATCTATACACACAGTATGGAATCAGGATTCGCTGACCAGTACATTAAAACCATGATTGACATACTTTTACCAGTGATGGAACAGGGTATGCTATACGCGGGGGAATACGCCAAGGGTTGTGGGAGAGATGTTATTCTTTCTGAGGATGTCGAATACGCTATAAAGTATTGTGCGATGTGTCGTGTTGGATTGGTTATTGGGAGCACCATGCCGGAGATATACGATGAGGATTCAGACTCGGATGAATCTTCTGTGGAGAACGTAGACATCGATGAGTGTCCAGAATTTGTCAGGTATTCAGGAGAAGACCAATTACTGAATCAAATTAACCAGGCGCACGACGGTTGGAATGATTGGGTCCCACAAAGTCCGACAGAACAGATGTTAAAAAATGCTATTAATAATAATGAACATCTCAGAACCTGAGCCGTGGTCATTCAAGGATGAAGACCAGTTCAAGAAGTACGAGGTGGAAGACAGCTCAACTGATGATTCAGATGACGAAGACATTTTTTCGAAAAAGATCAAGGGTAAGAGGTTCAATAAAATAGTTGAAAAGGAGAAACTTTCTTTCGAATAATTATTTTCCTATCGTAATGTATAACAACAATGTCCGCCGCTATGCAGACCGTAAACCTCGTTTCCCAAGAGCTCCAGAACCAAACCATGAACTCCATCGTTGGTGGTTTCTCCTTCGCCGCTGCCATGTCTTGGATGGACTTCGTTCGCTGGTCCATCACCAAGATCATCAAGGTCCCCAAGAACGGTGGTTCCCAATACATCATCACCGCCCTTCTCACCACCCTTCTGTCTGTTGTGATCTTCTTGATCGTGGCTGCTGTTAACGGTCGTGTGTCCAAGCCTGCTCAGCCCGTCTATGCTATTACTCGTTAAGAACGCTTTTTACCCATAGACAGTATCAATATAAAACCTGTGAAAATGATCAGGGTAATGTAAATGTACTCTATTTTCCATTCATAAAGATTCCTCTTTTCGGGAATGCTTATTTCTGGTACCTCTCCTTCTTCCACTGGTTTCTCCTCCAGGGGTGCCAAGTTTTCCAATTTATCAGTCGAACATGTTATTTCAAATTTTAGGACGTGGTCTTGATTTCTAAAATCGTAGGGGATCAGACGACCGTGACTCATGTAGAAAAACTCGATGCGAATATCCTTCAGATGCTTAAGGGGTCCAGTGTGGAAAGTGTGTGTGACCTTATCATCCGTGCCGCTCACGTTCACAGAATCAGTTCCATCTAGGAGGATGTGACCAGTGTAGTAAGGTTCTGAAGTGTAGACCGTCTGATTCAACTTTTCAGATCCAGACGAGATGCGCAGCACTAGGGAATTAGGTCCTTTGAAGTTCG